GCTTCTGGTAAGCAATCTGGCCGTTCTATCGCAGGATCTTTACTTATCTTGGACGAAGCCGCGTTTATTGAGCAAATTGATACTATTTGGGCCGCAGTTTATCCAATCATTTCAACTGGTGGTAGTGTGTTCGCATTATCCACTGTAAATGGCGTAGGTAATTGGTTCCATACTAAGTATTTAGAAGCAACTGAAGGTCTAAACGACTTCCATGTTATTGATATCAACTGGCAGAATCACCCAGAATACAAGCGTCAAGAAGGCTTCGAAGAGATGTATACAAAGATGGAACAAAGAAGCCCACCCATCAATGTAGACAAGTGGGAGCAGATTACACGCAAGAATATTGGTTATAAAGAGTGGCTACAAGAATACGAATGCGAGTTCTTGGGCACGGGCGAGACTTACATCAATGGTGAAGTTCTCAAACAAATCAACGAAGATATCGACACTAACTTCGATAATCGCTACTGGAAGACTCTCCGCATTTGGAAGGAAGCTCACCCACACTACGATTATTTAATTTCTGTTGATGTGTCTCTAGGTCGTAAAGCTGATTACTCTGCATTCCACGTATTCAACTTATACGACGGAGAGCAGGTCGCAACTTACTACTCAAACTCAACTCCGATCAATGAGTTTGCCAAGATGATCAAAACTGTCGGCCTGATGTATAACGAGGCTTATGTTGCTGTCGAGCGTAATAATATTGGGATTAACTTATTAGCTAATCTTCAACAAGTCTACGAGTATGGCAATCTTATGTCAGATAGTAAAGGTGAATTGGGCTTCCAAATTACTCAAAGCTTTAGAGAGAGTATCTTAGCTATAATGGAAGAGTATGTTCGCCTTCGTAGAGTTAAGTTAAACTGCGAGCGCACTGTAAAAGAGCTAAATACGTTCATTGTAACCGAATCCGGGAGAGTGGAAGCCGATGTCAATCAGCATGACGATCTTGTTATGTCACTGGCTCTTGGCTGCTACATCATGGAAAAGGAGCTAAACGATATGCTCCTCGCGCACGAGCGTCAGGTAAATCACAATGAAGTATTATCTAAAGAAGTGTTCTTGACAGGATTACTAAAACTAAATAATAAGAATCAAATAACAGAGGAAATGCAATGGCTGCTGAAAGACTAAACGAAAGCGAAGGATACACATCATTTGGTGGATCACCTACCAGACAAGGATCTTCTCCAATTGCTACAGGAGTATTCTCACGATTCTTCTCACGATTCTTTGCTCGCCGCGCAAAGCCTGCACTTGCACAACAGCTAGAGCAGCCCATTGACCCTAATAATCCTCAAGCGCAGCAACCTCAAACAGTAACTGCTTATAGAGACACGGGTGACACACTAATTAACCGTGAACTCGGTTCCCTGTATGCTGGTGGTTTACAGAAAGGTATTCCACTCCTCGTAGAACAAGAACTCAACAGAAAGCAGCGTTATCGTGAGTATGAGATCATGGACGAGTATCCAGAGATCGGAGCAGCTTTCGATATCTATGCAGATGACAGCACTCAGAAATCTCTCAAAGGTCTTCGTTGGGAAATCAAAACAGACTCAAACATGCTCAAAGAAGAAGTTAACGACATGTTCGAAGACATGCGTATGGAGGACTATCTTTGGGACATTATTCGAAACACCTGTAAATATGGCGATTGCTTCATCGAGCTTGTTCCTGATTTAATGAATCCAAATGAGGGTATCAAGAAGATTAAGATTCTAGATCCTAAGTTTATCTTCAGAATTGAGAACGAGTATGGTCAACTGATCGGATTCGCACAGCAAATCCCTACAAAATCTCAGTGGAATACAGGTGGATATCAGGGTGATACTCTTACTGGTGCTGAGTTCGTAATGCTTGACAAAGATCAAATTGTCCACTTCCGTCTCGCTAACTCAGACCCTGCCTTCTATCCATACGGTAAATCAATTGCAGCCCTAGCTCGTCAAACCTTCCGCAGCCTCAAGCTTATGGAAGATGCAATGCTTATCTACCGTCTCTCACGCGCACCCGAGCGTAGAATTTTCTATGTGGATGTCGGTAATCTATCCTCTAGCAAGGCTTACGACTTTATCGAGAAGATGAAGCAAGCATTCAAGAAAGAGAAGTATTACAGCCAAACCACAGGCAACATTGACGGTCGTTACAATCCTCTAGCTCCTGATGAGGACTTCTGGGTTCCTATCTCTGGTTCTAAGTCTAACACCAAGATTGACACTCTTCCTGGGGCTCAGAACCTTGGTGACGTGGATGACGTAAAATACTTCCGCGACAAGCTCCTGGCATCTCTTAAGATTCCAAAGGACTACATTGTCGAGAAAGATCAATCACCTGAACGTAAGGCGAACCTTGCACAACTCGATACTAAGTTCGCTCGTGTCATTGTGCGTGTTCAGAGAAGCATTGAGATCGGTCTAGAAGCCATTGCAGCACGTCATCTTAAGATCAAGGGTTACTCACGCTCCCTCATCAGAAAAATGCGTATAGACCTTCCTGAGCCCTCTGACATGTATATCAAGCGTCGTCTTGATGTAGATGAACAAAAAGCTCGTGTTGTTCAGGCTGTTCTGGGTCTGCAACTCTTCCCACGCGAGAAGATCTACAAGGATTACTATAACCTCACGGACATGGAAATCAAGGAGATTGAAGACAAGCTCGAAGAGGATATGGAGAAGCAGATGCAACAACAGCAGGATCAGATGATGGCACAGGGTATGGGAGACCCTATGGGAGGAGGGATGCCACCTCCGGGCGGAGCACCAATGGGAGCACCTCCTCCAGGCCCTAATCCAATGGATTCAGCAGAAAACGCTCCTCCAACCGAACAACCTCAGCAAGAACGGATCGAGGTCTTAAATAAATTAAAGATTAAGCTGCTTAAAGAGGGAAATGAAGAGCTTGCAGAAAAAGTTAGTAACAGAATTGATGAAATTCTCGAAAGTTAAGAGTTAAAAATCATATATAACAATAGATGTAGAGTTTTTTTATTAAACCGGAGTGATATTATGTTTACAAACCCTTTCGGAAGAAAGAGCAACAAAGTCCAAAAAATCCTTAAATTAGGAGATCAACTGTCACTTTCTCTCCGAGAAAACGTGGAGCTTATTGATTCTGAGGATTCACTCGTTACTTTTGTAACCGAATCAGGTCATGTTATCGAGGGTGATCTCGATTTTGACACCATGGAATTTTCAGACATCAAGGTCACTTCAACCGAGATTTTTGAGAACGAAGAACTGTTTGATGGTGCTATCAACAAGCAAATTACTTCAGTTCTAGGCTCTCTGCTCGAAGATAATCGAAAAGAAGCAAGCAGCAAGTTCAACAAGATCCTCAATCTGTGGGAAGCTCGTTCTAAGTTTGATCGAGTTATTGAACGACTGCAAGAGCGCAAGGAACGCTACAACCTGTATGCTAGTATTGTTGAGAGCGAGCAGTTCGTAACCATGATCGAACTCAAGCCTCAGCTTGTCAAGTTCCTCAAAGAGAACAAGAATGAACTAGCCAAGGTTAAGCAGATCCTGAACTCAATCAAACTCTCAAACACGATTGCAACAGCTTTTGATCTTCCTGCCATGTCCGCAGAGGATCTTCACGAGAGCACTTTCGTTGTTCGCGATCGTCGCTTCGATTCAGTTTACGACGTTGTTTGCCAGCAGGAACTAATCAAGAAAGACCTCATGGAGAACAAGAAAGCTTTCACCTCCATGTGGCTGAACTCCAGTGAAATAAACAGCATCATTGAATTCCTTGGTAAGGGTAATGATAAGGGTCTTAGTGAGTCACTCGCTACTGTTATAAGTGCAAATCCTTACTTCGCTCTGGCTACCAAGAAGCAGTTAGTAGAATTGATTGAAAACTCACTGAGTTTCCAGGACATTGATGTATTCTCTCAGAAGGATATTCGAGAGTTCGTCAACAAGATCTACGAAGCCAAGAAGTCTGTCAAGGATATGATTGTTGAAAACCTAAACGATAAGTATGGTATCAACATTCAAAACCTTAAGGTTACTCCTAGCTTCAACGAACTCGGCAAGACTCAGCGAGTAATCTTTGAAACTCTACACAAGCTCGCCCCACGCGGGAGCGCACTCAAGACTACTCTAGGTGAGTTCGCCAAGATTCTTGGTATGCACTCAGGTGTTGATGTTATCGACATCAATGAGTGGTTAGTAGATGTCTTTGTTGATTCTGATTACTCAGAACTCATCAATGAAACTTCTCTCCTCAACTACATGAACTTCGAGAAGGTTGCAGGCGACTTAGCTAAGATTGGTGAAGTCCTCAAAATGCTTCAAGCTGGTATGGGCGGCGAAGCAATGCCTGAAGACGGTCAGTATGAACCAGATGGTTCTTCGCAGGAAGATGCAATGGCCGCCATGCAAGGTGGGGACGATGCAATGACTGCTCCTGGCGCTGAGGACGAAATGCCGGAAGAAGAGGGTGAAGAGGATATGGAAGACGAAGCCATGCCTGATGATGGAGAGGACGGCGATCTCCCCGGAGAGTCGCCAGAAGAAGCCGCAGCCGGTGCTGAGGAAGATATGGAATCCGAAGCAGGTGGTGAAGAAGGCGAAGAAGGTGGCGAGGAAGAAGGTCAGATGGAAGAAGATGAATTCCTCTCTTACCTCGAAGACCTCGAAGGTCTCATCGACTCACTCAAGTCTAACATGGGTGTAGAAGGTGGCGAAGAAGGCATGGAAGACGAAGAAGGTATGGCCGAAGAAGGTATGGAAGAGGAAATGCCCGAAGAGGAAGGCGAAGGCGAGGAAATGCCCGAAGAGGAAGGCGAAGGCGAGGAAATGCCCGAAGAAGAGGGTGAAGAAGAAGACGAGGGGGAAGAAATGCCTCCTAAGAAGAAGAGCAAGAAGCCTTTCCCCCCTAAGGAGTAATGAATGAGCGCAGAAACTACCGGTATACCCCTGGTTGTTAGATACAACAACCGGGGGCAGCCTGACGGCTTAAAAGAAGAGTTAAACATTATTGTTAACTCTGTTTCTGCTAATGAATACAAAGGTGGAAGCGTTCCAGGAGGTGGAGTTTTTTACTTCACTGCTCTAGCGGATACGCCAAGCACGGAGCCAGATACTCCAGGATCTATTATTTCTGTTGATCCTAGCCTAACTTCAATTATTTACTCAGACTATACTATATTCAGCTTAACAGCTTTAGACGAAAACTTTTATAACTTTACAAGTATAGCTTTAACTTCTGTAGGCCCTGAAGATCTAACTGGTGTAGGTTTGGGTGACCTATGTGGGGTAACCATAGCTTCGCCACAACAAAACCAAGTATTAGTTTATGACGGGACTAAATGGCTTAATGCTCCTGTGCCTACAAGTGTAACAGGACCCGGAGCGACTTCGTTTATTCAGCTACCGGACACGCCCTCAACTTACTCAGTTCCGGCTGATAACGGTAAATTACTGTATGCAATAGCTTCAGATCCTGCGACTACTGGTGTCCGTTTTTCTGACTATACTCTCACAACTATAGGAGAACTGACAGCAGGAGTTGCAAGTCTAACCGGATCTATTGCATCAATACAAAATCAACTTACATCTTTAGACCTAGATGATCTAACTATTGGTGACGCGAATACCTCATTAGCGGGTCCTCCTGGCGATGACGTGATCTTAAGATATGACGGCTCTAACTGGATTTACTCAACTGCTCTTACGACTGCTATAACCGCTATTGAGACTAATTACCATGATTTAACAGGACAAATTAGTTTAGTAGACACTAACGTAACTGCGAACTTTCATTCTCTGACGGCATTAGAAGAGGAAGTTGCTTCAAACTATAACTCACTGACTGCATTAGTCACTAGCCTAGATTTAGATGATCTAACTATCGGTGACGCGAATACCTCATTAGCGGGTCCTCCTGGCAATAACGTAATCTTAAGATATGAGGGCTCTAACTGGGTTTACTCAACTGCTCTTACGACTGCTGTAACTGCTATCGAAACTAATTATCACGACCTAACAGGACAAATTAGTTACGTTGACACTAATGTAACTGCAAACTATCATTCAGTAACAGCTTTAGGAGAACAGTTTACTAACTTTGATTTAGTCAAATATAAAATAGGAACTCAAGAATTCCCAGCAAGCTACACAACCTTGCCAACAGCAAATCAAATTATCCAGTATATTGGGGGTAACTGGGTATTTACCAGTATCCCGACTACCCCAACAGTGGCAATCTTAGATGACCTAAATGATGTTAAAATATCTGATGTTGGACTATATCATGTAATAGCTTATAACACGACATCTCTCTCCTTTGAGAACTATGCTGTTGATGGTATAAGAGGAAATCCTAGCTTCAATGCGAATGACCCTAATGGATCTGCGCTCCCCGAGCTAACCGTCAGTCTCGAAGAATCGTATGCAGGCAGTAGTTTCTCTACAGGAGACTTACTGGCAGTAGGTCCTTCAGGGTCTGTAACTGTATTCTCCTCTCTTCTAACAAAGATTAATCCTGCTCCACTAGAAGATGACATAGGAAAGCTTATTGTTATTAATCAGGCAGCCACTGATCTAATCGAATCATCTGCGCTCAAGTGGGATTACGCTTCACAAGAACTTCAAGTTATCGGTGATGTTTCCGCACAAAACTATTACGGAAACTTCTCAGGAGCAACAGCAGAGCTATACAACATCTCAGGCGTATCGAGTATTCAGTTTGATATAAACATGCCTCCCGAGTATGTGGCGGTTGAAGGCGAGGTTTATTACGACAGTGATGCAAAAACCCTCTCTATCCAGACCAGCACAGATACAACTTTACAAGTTGGTCAAGAGCAGGTTATTCACGTCAGAAATCTTGGTGCGGAAATAACTAACGGAACTGTAGTTTACCTGTCTGGAGTCCAGGGGACTGGTGCTGCGAAGCTATTGATCGGTAAAGCCAACGCATCAATACCAGAAGAAGTTCAAGATATCATCGGTATTGCAACACAAGATATTGGACAAAATCAGGACGGATTTATTACAACTTTTGGTGTTGTGCGAGGCGTTGATACCGCTGCATTCCCTGTAGGAACTATCCTGTATCTCAGCACTTCAGCAGGTTTATACACTTCTGCTGCGCCTCCCGCTCCTAACCACTCAGTTAGACTTGGTATTGTCCTACGTCAGTCCCAAACCGAAGGTTCAATATTTGCTCACATCGACCCAGGTTACGATATCCAGGATCTTCATGATGTTTCCGTGACCGCTGTTCAGACCGGCGACTTCCTTCGTTGGAACGGCACAATCTGGTCTACTAGCGGAACTAGTAGTATTGATCACGGTCTATTATCAGGTCGAACTGACGACGATCATACTCAATACGTCTTCAAAAGCAACTCAACTCAAGCTAGAAACCTTATACAACCGACCGCAGATGTGCCTGCTCTAACCTTACAGGCAGGTCTAAGCAATACAGGTAGATTGTTTGATATCAAGGATTCAACGACTGCGACTGTAGCTTACATCACAATCGACGGAACTATCGTAACTGACGGTGGTCTTAACGTTGGTGGAACTAAATCATTTGTGATTGATCACCCAACGAAAGAAGGAATGAAGCTACAATACTCCTGTCTCGAAGGCCCTGAGAACGGTGTCTACGTGCGCGGGAGGACTGAATCTGATGTCATAGATCTTCCAGATTATTGGGTAGGTCTTGTTCATGAGAATTCTATCACAGTCAACCTAACTCCAGTCGGCTCCGCTCAATCAGACTTGTTTGTAGCTAACATAGCAGATAACAAGGTTTACCTTGCGCGAGAGTCCGATCAACC